CCAAGAAGCACAAGCGGAATCCCCCTAAGTCTAAATAACAAAAGAAGCCCTGCTAACCAGAAATAAGCAGGGCTTCTTGCCTTCCACAAGGACTTAAAGAGTATCAGGACTGATTGTCTTTAATCAACTTCACTTCACAAGCATCGGTGGTGCAGTAAGCCTCTCCAATTGCTTCAGAAGCCATACCTGCATACACACCGCTAAAGTCAATTGGGAACAAAGTCATTCGACCTTCTTCATAATCTTGTTCGCTAATTTGTGTGTAAGGCATTTGTGGATACACAGCATTACCCATAGGCAAGAAAGAAACTGTCTTCATTCTTCCGTCGTACATGCTTAAAGCCGTTCCAATGTCCTTACCTTCTTTTTCAGGGTCAAAAGTTACGGTTACAGAAACAGAGTTATCACTCCAGTAGAACTGAGCAGTTGCTGCCAAGTCCATCTTTTCGTAAATCGAAACTTCTTTTTCAGCACGCTTTGCTTCTGTAGCAATTGGGAAGAAGACAACAGAAGTTGTTTCAGGAGATTCTGAAGCAGGTTCAACTCTGTAGTTAGCCATCTTAAAAAGCGGAAGCATTGGGTCAGAATTAGCAAAGCGAATTGCTCTGTTAAAGAACTTACCACCTGAAGCCCAATGAACCCCAGGACTTTCACCAGCAAGAATTGATACTGTTCCTGAAGGCTTAACTGTTGTCATCTTGATTGATTCACGAATGCCAAGCCATTCTGAGTAAGTGCTGTCGTATTGCTTAACGACTTTATAGCCTTCATTAAGCCAGTCACGAAGAACAGGCAAGCCTTTGTTGTCTGCAAAGTTTGCAACGCCTGAAACAGAAGTTCCGATACGACGATTGCGTTGCATGATTGCATTGGTCTCTTCCCAATGTGTAGGAAGCAGAGTTACAGTCTTTGCATAAAGATAAGCAAACTTCAAAGTTCTTAAGAAGTCTTCTTTTGAATCATGGCGATTTAGATAAGTCTCTACCAAAGTACAGCACTCAAAAGATTCAAGGCTTTGTTCTGCACAAGGGTTGTAGCCAGCAATACGCCAGTCCTTGTTGTTTGCAGGGTCAGCAAGCCTTCCGTACTTTCGAGACACATCAAGCCAAACAATTCCTGGCTCACCATTACGGATAATGCCGTCAACAATCTTTGAATAGTCAGAGCCAACAGTTGCCTCTACAGAGTTATTTGACATCCAAGCCCACCCAGGGTTCTCAGGGTCATAAGAATTTCTTTCAGGGTATACAGAAGGATTCTTTAGGTTTAAGAAGCCTTCGTCATCAATGCGACCAATAAGAAGTTCTGCAGAGCGACGGACGTTACCTGAGACAACACAAACACCAATGAGGTTTCCAATGTCTGCAATGTCTTTGCGAGTCAACTTTTCTCCAGCACGACCTTTGAAAAGACGTTCAATGTGGTCATGCAACTTCTTTAGAGGCTCATGCCCTGCTGCCGTTCCACCAAAGATTCTGATGGGAGCACCAGCAGGTCGGACTAAAGAATAATCAAAATCGTAGACAGGCTGGTCAGGCTTTAAGAAAGAGTTGATAAGCAAGACAACAGATTCGACCCAACCTTCACGAGTGTCAGGGACTTGATAGGTCTCGATTGTCTCAAGCCGTGGCTCATAGATGAGGAAGTCCTTGTCTGCTCCCTTGTCATCAAACCCAACACCGACACCAAGCATGGAAGCCTCCATGAGAAAAGCAAAAGGCTTGGCTGGGTTGTTCTTATTCATCTCTAGGGTAGAGACGAAAGCACAGTTTTGGAGTGCTGCCGAATTGCGGTGCTGGTTGACGAGAGGAGTTCCCATAACCCAAAGCCCTCGTCCAGGTGGTGTCCACTTCAATTCAAAAAGACGTTCGAATGCTTCTTTAGCCGAAGCCTGAGCCTTAGCATCATTCCACGGTAGACGCTGGGATTTGGCGTGGTCTTTCTGTAGGGAGTACATGCCATTGATGACACGCTCACAGACATCGACCCAAGTCTCTTTAGTCCCATCTTCCTTAAGACGGCTATAGGTTCTTAAGAAGGTAATCTCCCCAACCGAATTTCCAGCAGCATCTCTGTAGCCAAATGGAGGCTTCTTGGAACGAAAGCCTGAAACAAAATCCTCTGATAAACGAAACGAAAATAACGACACTTGACTACCTTTCAGGTTTTTATGGGAATGGGAAGAGGGTGTATCAAAGCAGATTTACAGGACTAATGCACCTAACAATAAGCCTCCACTTTCCCCCACCTTGTTCCATGCCTCTCCACTTACTGTTATCAGATAACTACTCAAGGCTTTGTTGAATGATTTTGGTGGTCTCTGATTCGTTTAGACCCCCATTTGGAAGGTCTTTAAGAGCCTGTGCTCTGTCTCCAAAAATGGCTGAAAGCACCCCTCCCGACGACTGTCGTTCGGCTGTAATCCTAATGAATTCGCGGTTCTCTTCCAACTCTTTCATGCCCTTTACTAACTTGAAAAGGCGGTCAATTTCTTGAGAAGTATTAGGGTCAGGGTAGCCACCGTTTAGTTCTTCAGCGAACCTAGAGAAGGCAACTCTTGCTCCCTGCATCTCAATTACTGCATTTAATAGTGCTTTTAATTGTTCTTTTGTCTTTACCTCAACAGGCAGGTTGAAGGCACAGGAGTTCTGTGGTTTGAAGGCTGGACAGTTAGAAGCCACAAAGCAGGTGTCACATTGGCGTAGTGAAACCCCTGTCGACTGAACCATTGGGACTTCTTTAAGGACATCATTTCCCTCGTCATCTGTGTCCACAATTGTCTTCATCTTGTACCCAAAGACAGGCAGACTTGTGACCTCTGTAGGGTCTCTTTCTATGACCTTTTTAGCCTCTTCTAGAGCAGATTCTTTCCCTACTTCTAAGTCGCTGTTATCAGAACCATACCCCCCTAATTCCATCATTCCTGATAGTAAGGGTGTCTCACTGTTATCAGATAATAAGGGTTCTTTTCCCCCCTCGATAATGTGAAGGTCAGGGCGTTTCTTATCCATGGACTGCTCCAGTTTCTTGTAAGACCAAACGGCGATTTTAGTGGACTCTACTCCATCGTTGCTTAAGAACTTGTCGAAGTCGAAACCTTCTTTAGAGATTACTGACGAGTAACGTCTGCGGGCTTGCTCCAACATTCTCTTGGGATAGCGGACAATCTGAGAGCCGTCCCAAATAATCGTTTCCCCTCGTCTCATGGGCGAGAGCCATGACAGGGTGGTTGCGGTGGTAAAAGGTATCTGCCGTAGGTTGTCAGGCTTGGCACAGCCTAGAGCGTGGAAGGTTGTCCCATGCTGGGCTACTAATGCCCTTGTAAGCCCTGCAAGGCTGGTTACAGCCTCTATCGTCTCGTGGGGTATGGCGATACGTCTGTGGGTCTTAGCCCACTCTCTGAGGCTCTGAACGCCGTATTCGGCATGCCATACCACCCATTGCTTTGGGTCGTGCTCATAAGAGGCTCGTTCCTGTAGAACCCAGTTTAACCCTAAGACCTTTGAATCCACCTCGACAAATGCCCAGATGCTGTCCAGATTGTTGGCGACGAATTCTTGGTATTCGGCTGCTAAAGAAGTTAGTTCCTCTTTTGAAAGCCCATCACGTTCAGCCTGGGCAATCCCTGAATCTAGAACAACCTCCACGCCAGATGGGAAGTGCTCAGAAACTAGCCATAACTTCGTTTTGGGAAGACCTCGCTTCTTTAGGGCATAGAAAGACAAAGCCATACGGGTGACCCCTACAGATTCTAGGAGTGTCCGATTGCTTCCGACTTCTGTCCCGCCAAAAATAATCTTCATTGGCTAGTCCGTAAAAAACAGTTGTTCTTTTTGAGCGTCTAAAGAACGTTGAATGTTCCTTTTGTCGATGGATTCTTCAATTGCACCCCAGGCTTTCATTCCTGGACGGTGTGGAATTGCTATGGATTCTGGGTGAGCGAAGACTAAAGAAGGAATGCCATTGTCAAAAGCCCATGCTCCAAGCGTTGGGTCAGCCGTCAAAAGAAGTTCTACAGGCTGTCTAGACCGTGCAACGGTAATTTGCCTCTGGGACAAATCTTCACCAAGCAGGGCATAAGAAGAATCAATCAGTTCTGCGTAGTCAATAATCCCGTTAGTAAGCAGCCAGTGCTCTGCTTCTTTTTTATCCCATGAAGTAAAGATTGCAACACGGTTATGGGGAATCAGCCAGTAATACAGTAGAACACCTGTTCGATTAGGTGACTTATTGTCTGTGTTATTCGAACTGAGTATTCCTTCTAATGATACGAGTACGTTCACGTTACCTTCCTATGCGGTACATCGCTGCTCTTCGAACAAGAGTTCGAACATCAGGGAGTTCTACGCCGTAAGTTGTTGCTTCTGACGCAGACTTGTAATCGTCATAAAATTCTTTAAGACGTTTCAATGCTGCGACTGTTCCTAATCTTTTTCCTGCTTGCCAACGATAGTTATAGAAGTCGCTGTATCCCTCGCCTTTTGAAGAAAACGCCAACTTACGGCTTCCATGTATGTCTTCATAAAGAGCATTGGCTTGTTCTAACAAGTTCAAAAGAAGATACTCAGCGTTTCGTCTTACTGCATCATTTTTAGCAGACTCTAAATCTGTAGTTAGTTTGCTGTAACGAGCCACAATCTCAATTGCTTTTTGGTGGTCACGTCTTGCAGCATCTTCCCATGCTGGTGTTAAAGAGGCTTGAGCCTGTGGGTCAGGGTGAACTGTCCAATCATCATGGGTCAAGTCATAAGCAGCATAAGGTTTAATAACACGAATGTCTGTAGCACCTGGGTTTACATAGAAAGTTACTTCGTAGCCTTCCCAGTTCTTTGTGTTAGGCATCAAGCCTGTTCTGAAATCTTCGTTTAGCATCTTGCTAATCTCAGTATCGGAAAGACCCATGTAGTCAGGGTGTTCTTTACGGAAGGTCTGATAGTCCACACCAATTAAAACATCAAGGTCACCAGGAGTACGTTGTGCACTCCATTGGTAAGACACTCCTGAACCTGCAATCCAAACAGTTGTCCATGAGTATGGGGTGTGATACTTGGCAGATAAAAAGCCATGCAACATTCTGAGCAGAGAGTTACGAACCCACGGCTTAATCTTCTCGCCTACAAAAAGTCCTGGGTCTAATGTCTCTTCAGGCTTTGAAAAATACGAAGTGGCTGACCCAGCAACCTGCACTGAGCCAACCACCCGATTTAAAGCATCGTTGCGGTTCATGCTTAAAGTTTACTCGTCATCTTCCTCTTTAGGTCGGAAAACGTGTTTTTTAAACTTCCTAGTTGCATCAAAATCAGATGCAGGTGGACGAACAAAACCACATTCTTGATGAGCAGAAGTAAAGCGATGAGTTAAATGCCAAATTTGTTCGGCTTCTTTGTCATCGCCTGAAATAGACAAGGAACTACCACAGGCGCATGACATCTCAATCGCCATCATGGGTTACTCCTCGACTGCAACTGGCTTTGCTTCGCCGTCTTCAGCAGAGAACTCAACTGTTGATTCTCCTGCAGAAAATTCGACTCCACGAGCCTTAAGTGCTTCAGAAACCTTTTCACTAACTGTGCGTTCACGAGAATCCATCACAGACAAAACGCCTGAGATAACTCGGTCTGCAAGTAACTGTGCCTCAATGTCTGAAACGATTTCTTTTGAAACCTTAAAGACATCAAGAGTATTGAAAGGACGTTCTGCTTCAATACCTTCAGGCAAGTCACGATAAGTTTGGATAGAGCCGTCTTTTTCAACAGCCACTACGAAATAAAATTCAACTTCTTTTTTCTCAGTCATTGTACATTCCTAACAGTTTACGTTTGCGGGTAACCACTTTACTGTGAATTGGGCAGAAGTGGCAAAGATAGTTTTTAGGACCAGGTGCGTCCTTCAAACTTGTTAATCCTAATTCCTTACGTTCTTTAGCCGTGTCAGGCAAAAGACGTTTGGAAGAAGATTCATAATCGTCACAACTGTCTTGTGGACTATTGTGGCGTTTCCAACAAGTCATTGCATCTTCAGAGAATGTGCTCTTACTCTCGTAAAACTTCTCATCAATTTCTGCAAGACCTTTTGAGCCTCCGCCTTTAATCTGACGAATGATGTCTTTTCGGGCTTCGGTATTTGCCCAAGCCATAACAGGAACAACAAATAGCAATCCCTTGTGTTCTTCCCCTGAAGGAAACTTATGTTTTTCACAAGCAATTGCTAATAGATGGTCATTCTCTGGACGACCTTGGAATGGAGGTAATTCTTCTAAAGAAGAACAAACCATGCAATAAAGGAGTCGCATTTGCGGACCCTCGTTGTACGACTTGTTGTTGGTCGAACCAAGCAACGGTGGATTAGCCATGAGATACTCCTAATTGTGTTACTGAACCCTACAACACCTTCCGAAGAAGGTAAAGCATTTAAGCCCCTGGGTTGACTTTATTTGGTGCTTCGGTTGTTACGAAGCCATAGTTGAAGAATGGGTGCAATGACTGGCGGTTTGCCTCGGTGATTTCGCTACCTGAGCCAGCGATAACTTCTGTATCAGGACGAACCTTGCGGTACTTACCGTCAGTTGCTCCATCTGCAAGAGACTTGTTCATTGAACGAGATGAGTTAACTGCCATGATTACTTCGCTTTCTTTGGGTTTGCTCGCATTGGTTCTTTATCACTCAAGTGATACTTTGCAGGATTGTCAGAAACACGCTTTGCTGCAGTCTTGTAGTTCTTTGCTCTAGCGTATGGGTCTTGTCCTGCTTCCCAACCGACTTGACGTGCTTCGTTAGCAACGGCACGGCGTTCATCTTTTCCAGTACTTGCCCATTTATCTGTTGAACGCTTTGGTTCAGCACGTAAAGTTCCTGCCTTTGCCATAGCAGCAATCTGTGCTTTGGTTGTGTTGCTTGCAGCCTTCTTTGCCTTACGGCGGTCATTCCAACCAATCATTCTGATGAACCTTCTCTTTCTGCCTTAATTCTTCTTAAACGCTCTTGGTAGCCAGACTGTGCTGACTTACGGTTATGAGTGTCCATTGCTTTGTACGCTGTGAGTGTATCCCCTAAAGCCTTCTCTGCGGTGTCAAAGTGCTCTGCAACTTGAGGGGTTGGGTTAACGGTCAAATGACGCATAATGCCCAAAATGGTATGTGCAGCAGGGGCTTTCTTCTCTAACTTGGCATGAACCAAGTTAAAACTCTCATGATGCTCGTGGAATGCTGGGGTATTACGGGTCAAAGTCATTTGAGTGAGGTGACCTTTTGCTTGTGTTACTAGGTCAGAGATTTCCTTAAAAGAAGTTGCCCCACCTTTTGGACCGCGAAGTCCTGCTGAAACTCGTGTAACTCGTCCTGTTCCACGTGGTCTTTGTGGAGTTGCACCTTCTACTACTTCAGGACCAGCAGCAGGAAGAATTGTAGTACGTGCTGCTTTTGTTGCTTCTGCAATGTTTGAATCATCTACACGAACAACTTGTCCATCAATTTTTGCAGCCTCACCTTTACGTGGAGCACGGATTTTTCCTGTCTTTGGGTCAATCTTTTTTCCTGACTTGGTTTTAGTACGTGGCTTACGTTGACGTTTTGGTTTAGGTGCTGTTGAAACGGCTGTAACTTTTTTACCAAGTTCTCCAGTTGTAGGAGGACGTACCCCTGCTTCTTTTAGTTTTTCAACTGTTGCAACTTTTGGCTTTTTGCGTTTTTGAACAGGCTCTTTGTAAGGCTTTAATTCGGTATCAGCCTCATAAGAACCGCCTGTCTTTGGGTCAATCTTTTTAACTCGTTTAACAACAGTCTTAGATTTGTCTTGTGGCTTAACTTTTGGGCGTGGAGAAGTCTTCTCTGATTCTGCACGTGCTTCAGCACTTAGTTCACCAGTTGGTCGGAGAATGCCACTTGAAGGGTCAACAGGGTTTGCTGGTCCAACCCAACTTGCCTTTTTTCTTTTTGCCATTACGCCATCCTGTCCTTAAGACGTTTTGCTGCAAAGTTATTGTAGCAAGATGGGCACATTCCCTTGCTGTACATAGCAGCAACAGGGTTCATAATTACGCCACATTGTGGGCATGGGTGTGAGCCGTTGTAAGTCATCAAGTTGTTGACAACTGTTTTGGCTTGCATGTCTAGTGGATAAGAGCCACTTTCCATATCCATCTAGTTACTCCTTTGTTGGCATTGTGGAGTGAACTGAACGTACGTTTCCTAGAGTGGTCTTGCCACCTGGTCGTAAGTCAATTCCCATACCACTTGGAAATGCTGTGTATACCGCTCCTTGATGGGCGTTCTTTAGGCTTACTTCAGCAGCATCTGCTGCTTCCATGTTTGAAGCACGAATATCTAATTTGGTTTGGAAGTTACGTGGCTGTGTCCAACGTGCTGCCCAACGTCCTGCGTTACTGTTACCCACGGTGATTACCTCCGCAATACTCGCAACCTTCGCCAGCAATCATTGACAAATGGTCGTATCTGTTTTCAAAATCATGTTTCTCTGCGTACTCTTGCATAGCAGCCTCTTGACGCTTTTTGTTTTCCGCTCTAATTGCTAGTCGAGTAGCACGAAGTTCCATTCGACGAGGTGCACTAGCCATATTAATTACTTCCTAACGAGTTTCTGTCTGCAGCAGAGTAACCTGCAACTCCACCTGAGAACCAAGTAACACGTGGCTCAACGTAGTTGCGGTCAATACTTACTATGTCATCAATTCCGAATGCTCGTCGGTCATACCCATACTTTTCTGGGAAAAGACGAATCTGTGGCAGTGGTGGACGCACCATTTGAGCAATTTCTGCCCCTGGAATTGTTGCAACCATCAGGGCTTGAGAAGTTAGGCGTTCTTCGTTAGAAGACCACGGACCGTTGTATTGCCAACGCTTTGCTACTTGGTCAGGTTGAAATGGTGGACGTTGGTTGTAAGGTTTTGTCCAGTCATAACGACCGTCTGAACCACTACCTCTCATTTATTCTCTCTCCATCCAACCCATACTGATGCCTGTGTTTGTGCAGGAACTAATGAACCACCAATTCTATAAGTGGCGTTCTTGTATGCGTCGCTAAAGTGTGTGTATCTCAATCCCTTAACTCTTCCGCCTATCTCTTGAAGTGCTCCTGCACGATTAACAGCAGCATCGTAAGCATGGCGGTCAATTGTTACGGAGTGAGGATTAGATGGGTCTGCAATGTTTTGATAAAAGTTAAGTGTTTTAGGTCCTGTTTTAAAATCAAAAAGTGTGTCTGGGTCTTCTCCAGCAAGAATTCTCTGTGCCTTACGGACGTTCTGCATACCGCCAGTTGCTGATGTTGTTCCTGTTTTTGCTAACTCACGTGCCTTACGGACGTTTAACTCCCATTCAGTCAAAGGGCTTAATGCAGAGATGATACCTGCACCCTTTTTGGCATCTCCCTTGCCAATCTCTGTAGCAATTTCGTTTGCTTGTTCATACCAAGTACGACCTGCTGCACGTTGCTTCTTGTTTAATCCTTCGTATTGACGCACAATCTCGTCAACATGCTTTTGCATTTGCTGTTGAGAGAGGAGTTTAGAAAAACGCTCTGTCTCCATTGTTATCTCCAGCCTGGACGAAGTGATGCAAAACGGTCAGTTCTCTTTGCATACAGTTGTCCTGGCTCATCTGCACGAAGGTTTGCTTTACCATCATTAACCAAGTGAGGAGCAGGAGTTAGTTCAACTTCAGGCTTTGAACGTTCTGATAAAAAGACAGCCACACCGTTGTGATTCACTAATTTAGACTTTGCTTGACGTGCTAATCCACGGGTGGGCTGTAAATCTACGGGCCAGTAATAACCAGATGGTTCGATACGTTCACCTTTGTGAACACCACGTTGGTAGGCTTTTTTGTTTACATTGTTCTTTAAGGAATCTAAAAGACGGTCATCACGACGACGTGTTACAAGGGTTCCTAAATATCCGTCTGGGTATTCTGCAGAAGGAACACGACCAACACCAAGACGTAGGAAATCCATGTCAGAACGGATTGATGGACCACCAACACCGCCTTGATTGTTATAGCCAGATAAACCACCAGCACCAAGTGCTTGCCAGTTTTGGCTTGGGTTCATGTTATTTGCTGGCATTATTCACCACGCATACGCTTGACACGGTTCTCATTGATGGTTCGAAGAACATCACCAAATGAAACCTTCTTGCCGTTTAAAACTCCTGCTGTTCGGTTCCAGTCTTTATTCTGATATTGATTACGTGTAAAAGAACCTTTGCCTGGTTCATCTAATGCACCTGGACGATAACGTGGGTCAACATCGTTTTTACCAAGGTCCGCAGTGTGCAAAAGAACATCTCCACCGCCACCCATGTTGTGACCACGTGATGACACACGTGTACGTGGTAGTCCGTAAGATGCTTTCTGTTGTTCTTTAACACCCATCTCTTGTGCTTCTTTAGCAGTTGGGATTTGAACAGATAGGTCTTGGTCTACAACTTCTGGAGTCTGTGGGTTTTTCCATGCTCCATGAACGATTGCTTCATTACCTTTGATTTTGTCTGCGTGTTCAGCACGATAGTCTGTAACGTCTTTAGCAGTCATTGGTAGTGAGGTTGGCTTTTCTGCACCAGCAAATGCAGTCATGAACCCTTTACCTGAAGCGTGTTGCCCTGTGGATAAGTTGACAGAAGCCCCGTAGTTTTCAGGGTTATTTACGTGTTCAGCGAATTGTTCCGCACTAAGGGGCTGATTACTCATAGTGCCTATGTTCTAGGCTAGACTAGGTTTTGTCAGGGTAAAGGGAGCAGGAAATGGCGTATAACCACCACGTTGCTATTGCAATCGTTGATGAAACACGTTTTCAAGCCGTGTGCAACCCCGTTAAATGCGGTTGGGTTGGTTCAGTTACAGATTTGAAGTCTGTGGCTGAGTTTGAACGAGAGATTCATTATATTGAAATTCTCGACCTTGATACAAAGCAGAACCTTCAATAATGTGAACTGCTTCTATTGAGAAGCGTCCTGTCTCTTCGTTGTACCAAACAACACCTACTCCTTGTTGCCAATTCTCGAAATGAAGTCCTGGTCGACCATCTCCTCCAACACCTGAGTTAACAGAGGGGACAGCACCGTCAACGCGACATAAGCATCCTGGGCTAAACGCGACGCTTCTAATAGGTCCTTCTGCATCGAAAGTAGTTCTGTACTGCATTTCAATTCGGTGTATATGTCCGAAGATTGTTGATAAGTGCGGTGCGTCGTTTGTGTACGCTGCTGCGGTTGACCCGTTGCTTCGTACTTTATTACCGTGCATTGCTCTGAGGTACTTACCGAGCCAGATGTAACTTTCTTGCGATGGATACTTGTCATAAAATTCCACTCCTAATTCTTTTAGACATAACAGGTTTTGCACACTAAGCACTGGGTCGCCATCTAGTTCAGTAGCCTTTTTTAATCCATAAGATGCTGCAGCATTGCGAGTTGCATACAGATTCAAACGATTATCGTGGTTACCTTCTAGCAGTATGATTCTTGCATCGGGAGCAATTGCTCTTTGCTTTGCAAGGAATTCATGCCCATAGTTAATAGCAGCCTGTGTCGTATTGGCAAATGCTGCTTCTTGAATGTATTTAGAGTGTTCAGGTAGGTCAAGAAAATCTCCAAGATTGATGACCATATCAATCCCGTAGGTCTCTTGAACATACGCCATTATCTGAAGAGCAACGTTGATTGCTTGCTCATCGTGGAATGGGTCAAGGTTTCCATCTTCATAACGACGATAACCAATTTGAGGGTCAGGCAAAATAAATGCACAACGCATTTTGGTATTAGATTTATCGTGTTTAGTTGGAGTCCAGTTTAAAGAAACGTTTACTGGTGTTGCTGGTCTGACGATTTCCCATTGCGGACCTTCGGTCCATGCGGGGTGGATAACGAACTTAAGACCCTCAAGGTCGTGAACAGTTGCATTTCCTTCTTCGTCTTTCGTAACGGTCTGGTAAGTCGATACATTGACCTTAGTGATACGACCAATATCATCCGCATTAAACCCATTTTTTTCAAGTAATTCTCTTATCTTCGAGGATTCTGCAGACTTCTTTAGTTCTTCCCAGTTGTCTTCTAGCGACACGCACATACCCCCTGACGATGGGTACGCATTGTGTCTTTACACATTGGGACGGTAATAACAGTTGAAAGTTGATTCCATAATTCAACGTGGTTTAAATCGGAATCCAACATAACCTTAATGATTTCTGCTTTATCTTCAGACAAACCGTTGTACCACTTTGCAAATTTGCATTGCTTAGGTTTGACTGGTCGCTCTTCTAGATGAACTAAGAGTTTTTTGAAATCATCAAGCGATGGTTCTGTAGCCATTTTGGTGTCCATATCTACCCTCTCGTAGCGATTTTGATAAAGAAATCGTACAGAAGGTTGTGCGGAAAAACTAGAGCGACTCGCCCAAATTAATCTCTCTTGATTTCTCCATAATTAGGGGCGTTGTCACCCCAGTTATAGAATGAACCAGCAGTCTGCTTAGACAAAGGAGCGGGAGTTCCGTAAGGGTCGCTCTGATTTGCCCAAGCAGTACGTGCTTGTGCTGAAGAAAGGTTAGATGAACCAAGAGGGCGTGGGGAAGTTGCCCCTCGGTACGGTTGTACTGCGTTACCAGTTTGAGATGTCGACAAGTTGCCGTTCATCACAATTACCGCATTGAGTCTGAAGCAGAACCTGAGAAGCCTTGACGTGCTCCCATTGTGCTAGGAACAACACGTGCATTTGACATTGTTGCACCTGCTGCTGGGTCAATGGTTGGCATCTTTGCAGAGATTGTGTGCTTTGCACCCAAACGCTCTGAAGAACCTGCATCAACCTTAACTGGTGAGCGACGTGGCTTTGCACCCATCACTGCTGGGTCTGCTGACTGTGTGTTTTTCTTTGGCATCAGTTTACCAACAACTGCACCAACAGATAGCCGAGCACTGCCCTTGCTAATCATGTCTTGTAAATTGTCTGGTAATGAAACTGAATTCTTTGAACCTGCACCATCCATGTGGCTTGATGCTGCTCCTGCACGACGACGCATAGCGTGTCCCATCTTTCTGTAATCTGACATTGGAACTCCTTAGTGCCCTAAAAGAAGGATACCTTCTTTTAACTTGCCTGAATGCTAAAAACGATGGCAGAAATTTCTCCATCGCGGGATTCGATTGTGGTAAACCCTGGCTTGCAAGTTAGGTCTAGTCCTCTAGGGGCTACATACCCACGGGCAATTGCTAGGGCTTTTACTGCTTGGTTTACTGCTCCTGCTCCAACGGCACGCAATTTAACTTGGCGGTCTTGGTAGAGGGCATGGGCAATGGCAGAAGCAACCGACTGGGGATTACTTCCAGCACTGACTCTTAGAAATGGTTCGCTTTCAGCGACCACGTTTTCGATTTCAGTCACGATTTTGTGTTCCTTTACTACGGTTTGTGTGCCCATCCCTGCAGTAAAGGTAAGGTCAAAGACCATATAAATCAGGCTAAACGTGGCTCATCTCTATATTTTGGGTCAGACATTTGCTTAATTACAGCCTTTTCTACAGCGTCTATACCCTGACCAGATACTAGACGGGCTAGGGCGTAAGAGTCAGCAGCATTGTCATCGGAGAACTCGACTCCCCATCGCTTGTACATCTGGAGCAGCATCTCTTGTTTCTTGGCATTTCCTTTACCCGCAGCAAACTTCTTTAAGGTCATTGGAGGAACTTGTAGCGGATAAAACAGGTGCTCTCTAAGTATTAACTTAACCGCTCCTGCTAATTCCCCAAGTTTTAATGCTGCTGGACTTTGTAAGACAGAACCTTCCATAGCAACATCAAGTATTTTTCCGTCACGTATTTTATATTCGTCTAGTACTTCTCCAATAAAAGCCTGAATATCAACGAGTCGTTCAACGCCAAAATAAGGGGATTTGTAAACCCATGACGTGTACTTTTTTAAATCATCGGCTTGCAAAATAGTGATAGCAAATCCAGTCAATGACTGGTCTATACCTACGTAAACTTCTTTAGCAAGTTCTAATCCGTGGTCAAACTGTTTTGTCATAGACTGTCTTTACCATGTACTCAAGTTGTTCCAGACTGCCGTCATTCAACAACTTGTGGTCAAACTCGTACCCATCCATTTCCCATTCAGAAACATGGGAGTTAACTGCTTCTACTCCTGGTCTTTCAACTCTCCATACTTGTCCGCCAAATTCTCGTATAGCAGTTGCTTCGTTTCTAAATCGAACATCTGCAATTACGTAATTGCGGTCTTTTCGCATTTGTCCAAAAGCAGCCATAATCCATACGTTTGGATTAATGTGTTGACGTGCTGCATAACCAAGAGACTGAAGAAGTTCTCTAACCTCTGCCTTAGTCTTGGTAATATCCCATCCGTATGTATCAACCATAGACGCTAAATGCTCACCATCAATATGTGGGTTCATGGCATAAAGAATCTGTCTTATTGGGTCTGCAAACGCTACTCGTTCAAACCCGAAGTCACGGACCAGAACTTCAGCAACCGTGTCTTTACCTGACCTTGCGTATCCTGAAAGTCCAATAATCATGATGAGAACTTATCCTTTCTAAAAGCACGAATATCAGATGACCTGCGAGTAATTTCACGCGAGACTAATGCGGTGTCACGTTCTAAGTTGTAAAACATTGACTCAATCATCTTTCGATAGGCGTATCGTTCATCAACTTCTTCTTGAAGTTTTAATACCTTTGGGTCAATTGAAACTTCAGCCTTAATTGCAGTAATGCGTTCACCCGTAGTTTTCTGTCCCATACGAGTAACCATTAACTTTGCAGAGGCTATGTCTAAAGAACGTTCGGCTGAACGTTCATCAACTTGTGCTGCAGAAAGTTGGGTTGCAACATAATTAGACCAGGCAGTTAAAGTGCTAAATAGTTCGCTGAGTTCATCGCTATCTAGGTCAGTTAACTCTCTTGGCATGTCGGGAAACTGGTCACGTTTTGGTGCAAAGGAAAACCCTTGCTGTAACAGTGAGTCCACCGCTTTTTGAGATGCTGGTCCTAATTTAAGTGTCACCTTATGCTCCAAACTGTTCACAGGCTTTACAAGTAAGCCCTGGGTTATTACTGCACTCCAATGGAGTTCCTTCTTTTACAGCGTCTACAACTTCTTTAGCCTTGTAAAACTTGTCCTCAACTAACTCAAAATCTGCTTTAACAACGAACTCTTTGTAATCTTGGTCAGCCTTAAGTTCATAGATAAATACAATCTCGTTAACTTGATTGCCCATCCTCTTCATTAACTCTAGGTAAATCTGACCCTGCATAAGGTGAGTTCTAAATGGACGGCGAATACTTCTCCAGGCTTTCTGAAGGTCGCCATCTGCTTTAGCAATTAACTCTGGGGCTTCGATTCGAAGGGTTCCTGAACCAATCGACTTAATCTCAATGAGGCAATCTTCTTTAATACCCTTTATCCAACCATCTGCATGCCCTGCTATACGTAACGAATCATCGATTAATGGGACTTCTTTATACTCAAGGAAATAAGAACGGGCTTCGCAGTTTTTACAAGACTTTGGGGATACCGCATAAAAGGCTTCAGCACAGATGTGGCATAACCATTTTCCATAAAGGTTACCCATTTCTCTAAACCAGTTCTGCCACTTTGCATGAATAAAGTGACCCTCATCAAAAATTGATTGAAGGCGTAGGTTTGGGGTTTCCTTTTTAACAGAAACGCCAGTTAACGCAAAATACGATGCTCGTACACACCAATCAGCCTTTGCCATCTCAGATGGATGTAGAACATCTGTTCGACGTTCTTCGGCTGGCTTTAACAGCAGGTGGCGTTCGATGTCCCCGATTAAACGTGGGTCATTCTTCTTTGCGTCTAGGAAACGCTTTAAATCACTCATCCCAATCGTCCAATCGCATTATGTAATCCTTTAGTGACATCTTCTTTTTGTAAGACTTCTTCCACTTTCGAATCAAAGCATTCCGTTCTCTATGAGACAGACCGCCCCAAATTCCGTGTGGCTCTTCTCTTTCTACCGCATCTAGCAAACAATTAAGTCTGACTGGACATGGGTTCTTTCCATTCTCTCCAAAGCAGTATGACTTCGCTTCATCAGCGATTACTTTGTAAAGTTCTTTATCTCGTGGTGGATAAAAGATGTCGGTGTCGGCAACGCCTTTGCACCTTGCTTTATACCTCCACGACCAAGTTGGTTCATCCATTGACAATTCCTGTTCATAAGTTCTCTCTCATTTCTAGGTAATCGTCTTCAAGGAGAATCACGTAATTCTCCCCATCTAGATGGATGCCAAGTACGGGTATTCGGCTATCTAGTATTGCCTCTCTCGTAATCTTCTTTAGAACTTCGGATTTAATTGTGACTTGCTTTTTGCCAGTCCACTTGTGTTCAATCAAAAGTTCGTCAGACCTTACATCTCCCTTTCTAGACCAAAAGGCTCCAGAAGCAGCATTACGAGAACCGCCTATACGTTTTGCTAAACGGTTCTCGTGTTTGCGAGATTCTTTTTGCCCTTCTGATTTCATTCATCTTCCAACATGTGTGATTTGTGTTCACCAATCGCCACAATAGTCAGTGCAACTGTTTCTGCCGTAGCCTGTACAGTGACTGACAAATCTTCTGGGTGCATCTTGTCATGTAGGTTTCTACCTGTTACATACGTGTTTGATTTTTTAACAACATCAGTAAGAATGGTCAGGTATTGGTCCATAGATAGGAACCACTTTGGTTCGTCACCCAAGGTCAATCACCTTCTTTCTCAACTCTTCCATAAGGTCAATCTCCTCACGAATGGATGCAATGACCGAATCTGTACCCTGCCATTTGCGGTCACCATAGTAGTACCAACCACCCTTACGGTCGATGATGCCACTCAGGACTGACATAGCAGCAATTTCTTTAGCAAAGTCGTACTCGCCTGGTTCACAATCTCCACCTTTATCAAAGTAGAAATCAAAGTAAGCCACTCGTTGTGGGGGAGCGGTCTTGTTCTTTAGGGTTCTGACCTTGATGGTTTGTCCTACTCGCTTCTTATCGTTACCAGTTCCCGATTCAATCCATTCATCACGGCGAATTTCAGAACGAGTAAAGAAGGCGTAGTTCTTTCCCTCACCACCTGGGGTGGTACGTGGGTCACCGTGCATTACGCCAATTTTCATACGGTATTGGTTAATGATTAGCCCTAATACGGCTCTCTCATCTTCAACCAAACTTCTTTTCATGGCTGCACCAACAACTCTAAAGAACTTATTGGTTAGAAGTGCTCCTTTACCTACAGTCATTTCGTCCATGTTCTTTTCCATTTCTGGCATTGGAGAAAGTGCTGGCAAAGAATCAATAACAATTGCATCTACAGATTTTGACTCTGCAAAATCAATAACGGCTTGATAAGCCTCTTCCATAACGTTTGTTTCAATAACAATGACTCGTGATGAATCGACTCCACACATTGCTGCGTATTCTGGAACCCATTGCTCTGCAGCAACCCAAACTGTCGTAAAGTCTGGGTTCTTCTTTTGGTTTGCAGCAATGCACTTTAAGGCAACTGCAGTTTTGCCATGAGAAGATTCGCCAATTAATTCATTCCATTGGTTTCCAGGAAATCCCCCACCTAATACGTAATCTAAAGTGGTTGAGCCTGAAGTAATTCTAGGGATAAGGTCGCTACGAATATCTGAAGCCTTAACAACAACGTTATCCCCAAACTTTTTATTAAGTTGAGCAAGTACTTTTAATGCCTCATCATTCATTAGCCATCTAT